CTTTCTATAGAACCTTAATACTGTATTATTGGTTCCACTTGAAATCCCAACAGCAATTGTGGATATTCCTATTTGCCCAGATGATACAGATGTTACTGTGGTTCCAATGCTTATATAGTTGCCTTCAATATAATCTCTAACTGCAATTAAGGACCCAATTCCTGCAGTAGTGCTCAGAGTAATGACATTAGTAGATACTCCAGTAAAGGAAGCAGTTGTTGTTGCTATGCCAACTGTAACAACCCCAACATTATAATTTACTGTAAGTTTGGTTATAGTAGTAATCCCAGATGACCACTCTTCTCTAGATTTACTAATGTATTCTCCTGCAATAATTTTATCTGCCTTTTGTGGAGTCCAAGAAATTGCTCTTAACTGAGCAGAACCTTCAGATAATCCCACATTACTATACACTTCAGTTCTAAGAGTATCAGAACTCATAATTCTCTTAGCAGTTCTGTTGATTTGTCCTAGTGGTGGAGTTTCTTCAAAGTCTCTTTGAATTCTAAGAACATCCCCTTCCTTAACATCTGCAACATTTTGAACAACATTAGTATCTGCAAAATACCCTTCATAAAAATAAACCTTTACATCACTTCCTACTGGTGGAGCTTCATCAAATACTAATTGAGATCCTCCATTAAACTTATATGATCTATATGGAACTTGTAGAACTTCATTCACAAATACTAGTAAATTATAATTTAAATCAATTTCTCCTCCAGGAGTAGATTCAAAACTAGTTCTACGTGATTTACCATCTATAGTTTCAGTTAATGTAAATACCTTTCTTACTCCATTAACTTTATTGGTAAGATCATCTAGTTTTTTAAGTATTCCAATATTCCAAGCAGCAAATTCATCTTTAGCAACTTCTTCAACTGAAATTCTTAGTTTATCATTATTTGTTTGAGTTCCAACTCCAAGGACTCCACCTGGAGTTAAAATATCACCAACTTTATAGTTATACCCAAAATTAGTAAAAGTTAAATCTGAAATAGACCCATCATTCTCAACTTTAAATCTAACAGATGCTCCAATTCCAGTAGCAGATCCAACCAATGGAACATTATCATAAGGGATAGGAGCATCAAATTTAGCTATGTAATTATATTCATACTTTCTTACTGATGATACTCCTGCAGTATGTGCTACACCAACAGTATTCAACATGCCTCTTACTGTGCCAGTTAGTTGACTTGTTGAATTTGCTATGCCTGTATATTTGATAATTTCATTGTCAATTAATACATATCCTGGATTTGTAGCACTTACTTGCTCTCCTCTAAAATACTCAAATATAGAAGTTGTTCCCACTCCAATAGGTGTTCCATTAGGATCTAATAAATTAATATTAGCAGTCAAAGATGTTGAAAGACCATTATAGGTGTATCCAGATCCTCCATTAATTATAGTTACTGCATTAATAGTTCCATCAATGTTGGCAGTTGCTATTCCAACTCCTCCAGATCCTGGCAATTCTGCATTTTCAAAATACACATAATAAGTGCTAATTCCACTTCTATATCCAGATCCTTTATCTCCAACTAATACAGATGATACAGTGCCAGCAGCAGAAACTATGGCAACTCCATTTGCTGGATATAGTGGACTATACAGAGATCCTGCAGATGTTCCATATGATACAATTATACCTCCTCTTGGAAGACCCTTAACATTGACATCATATGGTTTGGAATCACCATATCCTTTAAAATCAATAAATGTTTCTCCGCCTGATTCTCTATATTCAAATGCCTCATCAAATTCTGGGAACTGAAATACATTGTTAATCAAAACGATACCATTATCTGTAGAGATGCCAGTTGTACTTATGCCATTAGTACTTAGTTTAAATGAGCTAGTGATGCCAGTAAATTGCTCAGATACATCATCAAATACATAGTTGCCATCATAATTTGATTTTAAAAATACTCTTCCTTGGAAAGAACTATTTTCTCTTGGTAGAACTAAAAACAATTGGAATCCAGTCACTGGGAATAAATTTCCAGTGGTTGTGCTAAATTCTATTTCATTACCATTAAAGGCATCAAATAAAGATTCTGCAAATTGAAAAGTATTATTTGATGATCTAATCAAGTAATAAACCCCTCCATTCTCAAATTCTTGTGGAGGATTTTCTGCATAAAATACAGCTTGTGATCCTGTAATAATTTCATTTGTAAAATAGTTAAATGAATTTAATTCAAAATTAATATCAGACAAAGGAACTACTAAATTAACTCTTTTTCCTTCAAGTGGTGGATCTGCAAAATAAATTATATCTTGAACTATGTTATAGTTACCAGATAGAACAGTTGCTATTCCTAATGCTGATGAATCAGTAAAAGTAATCTGAGGAGTCCCCATAATTCCAGATCCCCTGGAAATAGAAATCACATTGGTGCTATAGTTTATAGCTGATACTTTTACAATTTCTGAAGAAATTTTAAGAAAACTTCCTAATTTAACATTATTCAGTTTATCTAAAGTTAATGAAGTATTTGTATAAGAAGTTACCCCAACAGTGGATGCAACTGATAGTGGTGCTTGAATGATATTATCAATAGAAATTAAACATTTAGCATTTTGTTTTTCTGCTGAAAAACTATGAAATGAACCTATACCTAATGAGTTTAGGTTCACATAATTATTTGAATATGCTAAACTAGATGCTAGAGCAACTCTAATGGTATCCTTATTTACTACTATGGGGTATACTGTAGTTGGCAAATAAGTTGAAAGTCCTACATTTCCAGGACTTGTTGTTGTTATACCAATGGAAGATCCACTACCAACACTGTAAGTTAATTTTTCTCCAGTTTTAAAATAATGCTCAGGAACTCTTATGGTATCTTCAGTTAAATCAACTACTGCTGAATTTGAAGCATCAAAAATTTTATAAAATATTCTGTTTGCTTGATGCCTTAATGGGAACGAAGTCCTTCCAAAAATTGCTGGAGTGTAAATAGCACCAATATCGTTTGCTGGCATTTTTTGAAATATTTATTAGTCGTTGGGGTTAACTATGCTCTTTTCATATATTTTAAATCTATAATTAGCACTCACAGTAGGATTAAATGCTAAAATATAATCTGCTCCTGTAAAAATTGTTTCAAAATCTAATTCATCCACAGGAATGTCTCCAACAATACCAAAAGCAACATTATTTGAATAATCTTCAAAATGAACTGAATTTATTTGTAATAAAGATAATTGAGTAGTCAACCCTACAGTTTTTTGCATTTCAATAATGTACTTAGTTGCACAATAGTTTGCACCTATAGTTGAAATTCCAATAGGACTTGTTCCAGATGCATTTATAGAAGTACTTCTGACTCTACTAATATCTCTTTCCACTTGATTTGGATTAGTATTGGTGTCTTTAAATAGGTTTAAGTTGGTGTAAACATTCACTCCAATGTTTGGAACATTAGTATAAGTAAATATCAAATCAGATCCACTTGTTGCAATTCCAACTGATCCAAGATTTCTAAATGACTGTTCTGCATAGATGTTGGTTCTAATTAAATTATTATAGTCTTTTGTAAAAGATAATTCAAAAGCACTTTGAACTACATTAGTTGCAGATGAAATTCCCAAGAATACTACTCCAGAATCACACTCAGATAGTGGAATAGAATACACTATGTTTGAAACTGCAGTAGCAGAAGATGCTACACTAACTGTAGATTCAACTGCCCTAACATATCCAAAATTAGTCACAGCAGTTCCAACAGTAGTGCTTGTAACTTCTTTTACTGCCCTAATAGCATAACTGTTAAAGATATTTCTGGGGATAAAATTAATTACAATTTCATCTCCATTTGTTGGACTTGTGGCAGCATCAATTGTTCCTAATGGTTGTGCAGCAGATCCAGTAGCAGTAAATTGGTCATAATAATAACCATATGAAGTTAAATTAATTGTAGCATCATTTCTTGTAACAAATAAATCTTGAATTTGTGGTCTTAAAAAGTCACCAAAGAAAGATACTGTAGATCCAACAAAGAAGAAATACTTTAAAACTATAGAATCTGTAGTATCTACTGTATCAACTGGAACAGTTACAAATGGAGAGTTGTCTGTATCAAATAAGTTTGAAATATCATCAATTGGCAATACTCTATTATTTGCTGATAGTATAAAGTCTGATAATTTCTTTGTACTGAATTTAATATATTCAGAATATTCACCTAAACTATCATCAATATCTTCTTCTCTAACTGTGTCAAAGTTAGCAATAGTGCGAACTTCAGATTCTGAAGTAATAGTAACATTAATTGTGGATGCAGTGTCTGATTTAACTGTAAGAGTGCTTCCTAAACCTACTGGAAGTTCAGATTCAATTACTAAATCACCAAATTTCTTATATCCAGCAACATGAGATAAATCTGAAACTGCTGCTTCCCAATCTGAGAAAGATTTTCTACTTTTTAATGAATATGCAAACTTTTGATAGTAATCATTATTTGGTAATTTTTGTAAAATTGAAGACAGGTTGCCTTTAAAGTCTTTCCATCCTACTGTTTCTGGAATACTTGTGTCTACAGTAAATTGTGCATCAAAATCTTCAATCTTATAAATTTCTGCTCTAGATTTAGATGATTCTCCAAAAATTACATCCCCAACCTGTAAACCTACGGAATCATGAAGTTTAATGACTCTTGTTATTGGTTTATTATTATCATTATCAATTACCTTTAACCCATCAATAGTCTCTGAGTTTATAAACTCACTTTCAGTTAAAACTGTATTAATAACTGGAAGATCTTTTACATTAATTGCTTTTGCATCATAACTTGCATCAAAATCAACCACTCCAGGATTTGTATTTAATTGAAATCTTAGTGTTGCAGCATCTTGAGATGCGTAATTTGGATTAACATTAGTTAATGTAAAAGGAACATACCTATAGTTTTCACTATTATATCCAGAACCAACACTAGAAATTACATTCTCTACAAAAATTTTATCTCCAACTTCAAATGGAAGTGGGTTTGATGTACTAAATCCAGATATAGGCGTTTCTAATGTAAATGTAACTTCATAAGGTTCTAATCCTCCTCCAGAAAGAGCATAATTGATTATTTTTAATCCATTTGTATTGTTTACAGGTACAATTTGATCGTCTGTGGACTTTAAATTAGATCCTGGATTTAAAATTTGAATTTCTCCAATAGAAGTAGATGTTAGTTTAGCTATAGCAGAAAAATCACTAACAGTTCTATCTTCTGTTTTATTATAAAGAATTAAAGTTGGGGGGGCAAGGTAACCAGAACCACCATCTACAATTTCAATCTGTCCAACTTCATAATTGTCTTTTAATTTTAAAGTAGAAAATACTTTTGATACTGGGGATAGAGTTTTATCTGTTGGGAAAATAGAATCTGTGTTTACTACTTTTGTTCTTTTTATTCTGCCAATTGTAGAACTTGATGAGAATAAATTAGCACCCCTTCCTGAAGTTGTTATAATCCTATCTACTAGAGGAAGTTTTTTATATCCAACACCACCAAAAGAAACCTTTGTCTTTGCTATTGGTCCTTTTATTCCTTTTGTTAATACATTATATGAAATGGAGGATGTGGTTGAGTTATAAGTTAATCTTTCAGGTTCTGTGGGTAAACTAAATCTAAATGTAAAATCAGTTACTGATGTAAGTGATCCCCCTTGATTGTAAATGCTATTGTTAACAACTAATTGATTGTTATTTGATACAGAAATATCTGGATATATTTCTTCAGTATTTGATTTTATGTTATAGTATAATCTTCTAGGAGTATTTTCTGAAATTTGAAGAGTTAGATCATTTAAAGTTCTAGTTACTTCCAATCCAGAAATTTCATTTCCATAATATTCATTTCTAAATTGTGAATCTGCATATAATGAGAATGTAGATCCTCTTAGTGTTGGAGATGTTAAATCAAAAACTACTTGCTCATTGGAATATACTGGAATTTCTGGGTTAATTTGACCATCAATAGTTAACCTCTTAGTTATTGAAGAGTACCCAACTACAAAAGTAGTTGTAACACCAGAGGTAACTGAAAGATTAACTTCATGGTCTATAGAAAGTGTGTGAGTAGATCCTGTTGAGACAACAACATCATATTGTTTAATTGTTCCTGTAACTACATTTCTAACTGTTTTTAATTTATGAGCCTTTCCTATGCCAACTGAAGTATACTTAATTAAGTTATTAGTATCATAAATTTGATTAGACCCCTCTACCAAACCAATAATATCATCTGTCAATTTGACAACATATAAATTAGAAACTACTGTCAATATTCCAACATTTGATACTATTGATGATGAATCAGTAGTATAAACTACTTTTTCCCCATTTCTAAATTTATTATTAGGTAAGAAAAGTCCTCCAGTAGGAACAAACTTTGTAGTTGAGTTTCCAACTCCAAGTTTATAGATCGTTAAAGTATTTCCAACTCCAGTTACAGTACTTACTCCTAAAGAAACAGATTCTGCAGGATTGAAATAATAAATCTCATCTTTTTCTGTTATTGGGATGTTTAAGTTTGGATAAGCAAAAGTAAATCTTCTTTGCTGTAAAGCAACTGTGGAACCAATTCCATATGCAGGTGCTCCTACTTCCCTAAACACACCAATTAAATTATTTTTATAGTCTAAACTAATAACTTTTAATTTTTCATTTTCAATTTTAATAAAATCATCTATTTCAAAGGAGAATATAGGTTCTTTTACTTGAATTGATGTAACTAATCCTGTAACTGATTGGGATGATAATGATGTAGTTAATCCAGTAACAACAGTTTCTACATTAATTTTCCTAAACCCTTCCAACTCATCATAAGTTGAGGTTGAAATTCCACTTATATCAATGTAAGTTAAAGTTGAGAAATTATGAGCAGTAGTAGCAACTCCAACTATTCCAGTTTCAGTACTAGTAAATACAACATTATCAAACTGAGATATTGTAGCATTTATACTACTAATTCCAACTCCCCCTACCTCTGATACTTCTCCAAAAGCTCCAGATCCACCAGATTCTGTATTATCAAAAATAATATTATCTCCAATTTCATAATCTTCACCACCATCTATAATTTCAATTTTATCAACCCTACCTTCAGTAGATGCTAGTATTAATGCATCTGGTTTTACTGAGTTTGTTAGTAATTTAAAATATTCATAGTAATTATCTCTGTCTTCCACTCTGTATGGTCTTGTGTTTTTCAATATTCCCAATTCATTAAAATCCAAATCTTGATTAAAAGTAAGATCAAAATTTTCTGGTCTTGGATTATAGTTATACTCATCTCCAATTACATAAGGAAATACTGGAGCATTGTTTTCATCTATTGTGCAGAAGTATGCATAAACACCATCTGGATAGTCTGGAGTTACACAGAATCTTCCATTATGTCTGTCTAAGGTTCCAGTGTCTGTGAACTGATAATCTTCTATACAATCAACACTTGGAGATGGACTTATCTTGGTTCTTGTATATCCACTCCTCATCCTTACAATATTTCCAGATCCATCTGCATTTTCAAATGCAAAAGGACCATAAATTGGACATCCATCATATGCCCAACCAATTACAGGAGAATGAGTTGTTGGGACATTTGGAATATTAAAAGTTTGTCTTAGATTAGCATCTAAGAAGAATGTTCCAAAAACATTTCCAAATAAAGAATATTTTTTCCCAAAAAGACAACCGTTGTTTAAATTACTAATTCCTAGTTTAGTTACTTCATTTAAAGTCCATTCTGTCAATGAAGCACTAACTTTTAAATCTTCTCCAGTAGAAACAACTTCAATTGTTGTATTTGTAGATGCATATCCAACACCAGGATTTACAATAGAAATACCAGTGATCTCTCCTGCTGTTATAATTGGGGTTATTTCTGCTCCAAATCCATTACCATTAACTTTTAAGTAAAAATTATTATAATAGTTTTGTCCATTATTTTTAATAATTACTTTCTTTAATTTTCCATCAGATCCAATAATTGGAGCAAATGAAGCATCAGATCCTTCCAATAATGTTATTCTTGGTTTTTTGTGGTAATTGATTACATTGGAAGACCCTAGATATGATGCTGCTGGACTTGCAAGACCCCTTTGAACTCTTACTGAGGCAACTGATCCTTCAACCACAGGAATAACCTCAGCAGGGAATCCTGCTAAAGATGATCCAGATTTTCTAATTTTTCCTACAATGTTTACTTCAATTGGAGGATATTGAATGAAATAAGTGGTTGAAAAATCCAACCCATCAATATTAATAATTTGAGTTAATTTATTGTCTTCGCAAAGTTGTAAACTATTTGCATCTATTTTTTTGACATAATAAATTTGACCCTCAGTTGCTCCAGTTGGATAAGTTCCTGCTACAGTTAATACTACTCTGTCTCCGTTCACATATTCGTGATTTTCAATAGTAAAGATATTATCATAAATGTTAATATCATCAGGACCCATTGATAATTTTTTATATTCAAAATTTAAATTTTGACCATCAATTATTGTTACTTTATCTACAACTTGAATTTTGTTCAGAGATCTTAATCTCTGAACACCACCACCAGTGGTTCTGAATAAAATAAGATTTGTAGAGTTAAAAGCATCATCTTTTGTTGGAGCAAGTCTAATGGATGTTCCAGCACCTATATTAACAGCATAATAAACTGAATTGTTTAATAATGTTCCACTAGCAACGTTTGTTCCAATTCCAATTGGTCTAGTGCCAAAGGTCTCATAGACAACAGCTTCTCCAGTCGTAAATCCATGAAATTTTCCAAATCTTAATTCAGAAGCAACTGTGTTTACAATATCATCTCTAGTAGTCGCATTAAATTCAAGTTGCTTGTCAATATATCTCATTTTAACTTCAGTAGCAACTTCAGTGTTGTTGCCTCCAGTTATGGTAATAGTTGGAACCCCCTCATAATCATATCCAGGACTTCTAACTATTAATTCCTTCAAAGTTCCCTTCATTTGGGGAATTAATTTTGTCAATAAATCTTCATCTCCCTCATCATTAAAAATTCTAAATTGAGGTGGATTTACTAAACTATAGTTACTTCCATTATTTAAAACATCTAATTTTTCTACACTTCCAAAGTATAATTTATCAAATGATTTATAACTTTGAATTTCTACACCATTGACAAATATACCAATAGGACCAGCTTGAGTTTTTACTTTTGATCCTTCAAAATCTACTTTTTTTGGTATTTTTTTAAGTAATTTTGATGAAGAAAACTGATTTCCATAAAGAGGAGAATGAATCAAATCTATACTGGTTACAGCACCAGTAATATTGCCAAATTTATCATATTCATTAAAAGATATAGAAGAAATTCCAATATTTTCTCTTGATTCTGAGAGACTCATTAAATTAGAGCTTACTCTAGTCAAGAAGTAAGTATTTCCAGTGTTAATACCAATAGCATTCTCAAAAGTTCCAGTTAATCCATACCCAACAACTTTTACGGATTCACCACTAAAGAAATTATGAGAACCACTTAGTAACTTATCATTAACTGAGAAAGAAAATTCTCTGGTATATGGATTTACTTCATAATCAGGAAGTCCATTTGATGTCAAATAATAATAATGCTCATCTGAGTAAGAATCCTGGACATTAGCAGTAAACTTATTGTTTATTTGATTGAATAGTCTAGTAAAAGGAGTTGCTCTAGTTTTCTTTAAATTTCTTCTAAAAACTACTGGTTTTCCTAAAATAGAGGTGTTGGTAACTTGCTGAACAGAAAATTCATTAGAAAGATTTGTGTTTACAGAAAGATTGGATGCAATTACTTCATTGGTTTCCTTTCTAAAAAGAGTTACAGAGTCCCCTGTTCTTAAATTATGATTATACTTAACTAATGCTAATCCATTAGAGATAGAAAATCCTTCTTTAAAGTAATTTCTAATGGCAGGAGTAATTGAAGTTGTAGATACCCCAGCAGGAATGGTTAGTGGAAGATTGTAAATTAAAGAGTTTACAAAAGAATTTGATTCTGTTTGTCCAATATTCGCTACCTTAATTGGATCTCCCTCTAAAGAGTATAAAGTTTCTGGAGAAACAATAGAAGACATGAGATTATTCAATCTCATGATTACTGGTTTAGTTTCATCTCCATCTTCATAGGAGTAAACGTAATTTGTTCCAAATATTACTTGTTTTCTTGGTACTGATGTTAAAGTAGTTGAACTTACATTTAAAAATTGATTATTTGTTTTATCAGTATAAGTTATTTTATCTTCCCCAACTAAAAGAATTCCAGACTTTGGAAATCCTACAGTAGAATCTACAATTAAAGATCCTGAACTAATATCTGTATTTTCTACTAAGTATGTTTTAGGAGTAGAATTAAATGTTCCTGAAATAGATCCTTTTGGGTTTAAGTTGTTAGAATATCCAGCAAATATTTTAATTTTGTAGTAAACTTCTCCTTCAAGTAAAAAAGATTCAATTTCATAAATTGATCCTGAAGCAGATAATACAGAAGTATTTGTAAGATCTGGATCTTGGTATAAAGTTTGTCCTTTTGTTAGATAAGCATTACCTGACAAAACTTCTGCAACAAAGGTCTCAGTTACAACCCATTTGTCGTCAGAAGTTGTAAACAAAAAGTCTCTAGGTTTAATAATCTGAACATCTTCATTGAAAAGAACTTTAAACAAAATTCTATAAGATTCATCAGTTCCCTTTGACTGATAAAATGTTTTTGCTTTGCTTATAAAATTTTGTGGGTTTACATTATCATTAAATTCAAGTTCTTCAAATCCAGGCGTGAATTGATATTTTGTTTTTTTAAAAAATTCTCTAACAAAAAGGTTGCTTAAATTTTCAACTTTTGTATCCTCTAAGTGTGAGTCTGATTCAGTAGAAGTAAATACTAAAAATTCAGGATTTGACTCATTCCTTAAGGAATCAATCCCACTAAATCCTCTGACACATCCAGTGAAAGTATTTGTGGTTATTCCTGTGTAGGTGATAATTTCATTATCAATTTTAAGTAGTCCATAAGACAATGGAAACCCTTTTGTGCTTTCTACATAGATCTCTTCATCAAGGAAATCAAGATCTGCTGTTAAAGTAGTAAAGGGAATGAGTTTTTCTGTATCAAATGTATCTACATTCTTATACTCTGCAATATTTTCAGCAAGATCTACAACTCCACCTTGGAACTCTTGTGAAAGATAATACTGCTTTAAAAACTCTGCAAAATTAGGATTTTCGTCTAAGATAAACTCAGGAATTTGATTTTCAATTACATCACTAATTTTAACTACTTTCTTTTCTTGATTCATTTTAACTTCTTATATTAGTTTCTGTGATAAAACTTGATTCTGGTGTAAATCTACTTCCTGAGGTGTTCTCACCAGATGAAATAATGTCTCTAACAACTGATATATCACTTTTTCCAACATCAAGTTCTAGATAAATTGATTTTTTAGCAATAATATCATTAGAATATGGAGTTGCCTCTATTTCTATAATATTGTTAGGTAATACTGTAGAAGTAACCTCAATATTATCTATATTGATTTCACCAGCAATATAATCAATAGTTCCTATGTTTTCTGATATAACTAATTCCTTTTCTCCATCTAAAGTAAATACATACAATATCCCAGTTTCTAAGTTTGAATTTGGTTTATCTCCAACATAGCAAATACTATTAAATCCCCTTAATGTAAATCCTGTAGTTCTAATATTTTTTAATTTTGCTTCTGAATGTGCTGCAAATCTATTTTCAAAACAAATCAAATATTGAGTTGGTTGATCAATCAGCACCCCAACATTCCTTCTAATTCTGACTTTGGTGATATTTGATGTAATAGCAGTATTAGTTACATCAATTAATCTCAAAGCTTTGCTATACTTAAATCTTCCACCAAATTTATTTAAATCTGATGATCTTGAATAAGTTTCTAAAGACTGTGTGATTTGTGCTTTAAGATCTGAGGCAGAACCTATGAAATTGGAGTTGTAGTAAACGGTAGAATCTAATTCAACATACAGAACATTGATATCTACAAATTCTGGTTGAATTCCTGCTATGGTATATTTCTTCAGATCTGCTAGAAGTCTATCTTTTGTTGCCTGGGAAAGATATTCTGAATTTTTTGGTTTTGCTGCCAAAAATACCTTGCCAAATTGTGGGGGACTTAATTCTTCTCCCCCATAAGCTGTTACTGATTCAATGTTTGGATAAAGAGTTGGTAGAAGTGCCTCATAATCCCCAGCAGTTACTGCTCTATATTGAGTAGAGTACATTCTTGGGGCATAGTATCTAACTGATTCAATAGATTGAATATCATCTCCATTATTGGCATCTTCAATAGTAACTAATGTGCCAATGTTGGTGCTTAGATCAGATCCAGTATCAGATACTACAGAACCAGAGAATACAAAGTCTGATGCTCCATTTCCATCTTTACCATTAGTGGTAATGTAGGATGCTACTATTTGATTATTATTGCTCAGTTTCTTTCCAAATATTCCATCACCAAAGAAAAGTTCATATTTCTCATCAGAAATTTCTTGGATTAAGAATATTCTTGAGGTTGAATTGACATTAACAATATTATCTACTGCCAGATATTCTTCTGCTGTGGTTGATTGTGGTGTATCCTTGACACTTACTCTAATAGTTGATGTGTCAATGAATGGGTTTGGTAGAATATACTTCTGATTTGGTTGTGAAGTATCTACAGTAAAAGTTTTTGTTAGAAGAGTTCCTTCATAAATGGTGACATTTTCAAAGGTTGCTTCCCCTCTGCTAATTCCTACAGTAATGTCTTCTGGGACTGAAAAAATATAACTTGTATTATCTAAGTTACCAGTACAAACAATTCCCTTCTTTAAAGTTACCGTTTTAAATGTAGAATTGATTCCTGTTAAACTGAAAGTTATAGTTGCAGTTGCTGCTCTTCTTGAAAGAGGAACATACCCAATGTTCCTTGCTAGTGATATTACGTTCTCTCTTAAGGTGGCACTATCAATAAAAGACTCATTCACCACCATGTTGGTGTTAAATGCAGTCAGATAGGTGTTATAAGCAAGTACATCAATCAGAATTGAAAGGTTAGACCCCTCAAAATCAAAATCACTGAATGTAGAGTTAGACCTTAGATAGTCTTTGATTGATATTTTAATCTGATCAAAGTCTAGATTAGTAAACTGTGTAAATGCCATTAGTATCTGGTTGGTTGAAGTACAAAGGTTATTGCTTGTTGTGGTACACTTAGTCCAACAATATCATAAACAATACTCACATCCATGGCATTATCTTCAGGGAAAAGAGCAACATCAACGTTCCTTAATCTAACTCTAGGTTCAAAATTATTAATTACTGTTTTAATCTCTTCTTTTAATGGTTCTTCAATACCAATATCAGCAAGTTCAAAAAAGTAATTTTCAACCTTAGAACCTAAAAGAGGATTAAAGAATCTCTCACCAACTCTAGTTCTCACTAAGTTGATAACTGATCTCTTAATTGCATCCTCGTTTCTTAATGAAAGAATGTCATTAGTGACGGGGTTTCTTTTAAAAGACAGACTGATATCTTTAAATCCTCTTGAGACAGATCTTAAAGGCACTTTTAGACCTAATATTTACTTGTATTTATTGTGGTTTCCCATAAATTGGTTCAGTACCATACTCCCAATCATCATAGTCCTCATCATTTCTAATTCTTTCATGCATTTCTGCCTGTTCTTTCAAAAAATGCTTATTTTTTGCAATATCATCATGCATAATTTCTTGAATTGTCTTTGGTTTTGGATTTACATTGTAATCAGTGATTAAATTTGTGGTTCCCCACATCTGATACATGTAATTTGGATCTCTATCTACTGGTAAATTTGCCATTTTTCCTAATTCTAAGTGAATTAGAACTTTTTACGGGGTTTCTATCCCGAATTTAGCAATATTTTCTCTGTGGAAAGTTGAATTTTTTTGTATTCTTATGTCTGAATTCCTAAAGGTCCAACAGTACCCACCATTATCTAGGAAAACAACCCACTCAAGGTCATGTTCCTGTGATCTATCAATCAAAAAAAATGCCCAGCCTGATCCTTTTGGGGTCAGAACTGGGATTTGTGGGTCAAGTTGGAGCATCAATGCCCTTGACCTCTATAACGCTTCTTCCTGCCATTACGAGAGGTGGCAGAGAGGTTAGTATGCTGAGAGCAACCCTGACGAGTCTTCTTGGGTTTGTGCTCAATAATGACCTTATTAGTGAGTGAAGGACGCTTTGCCATGATTTAAATCTCCTTTGAACTTATACATTCTACCATGAGGTCCCCAGGATTGGGAACCCCTGTCTCATAATACTGTTGAGACAACTCATCCATAATATCAAACATCTCTTCTTGAGTTAGATCTCTATAGAGCACTCGCTCATTACATAGGATGCGATATGTTTCCATTAGATTACTCTAGTCTTTTCGTGACCAACTCTAATTTGTGGATGACACCAGATCTCAAAACCACATTTCTTTCTAGCATCAAGGCAGAATGAAACATCCTCTCCACACATGTCCTGAACCTCTCCAGAGTCAAAGACCTGCATT